ATGAACGCTGTACTGGCTATGGCGGGGAAGGGATGAAAGACCTTATACCCCTCACCATCGGCGCAATACTCGGAGGAACGGTAAGCCTGTTCGCGCAAAGCTATGTTGACCCCTTCAACGTCACCGATGCGAAAGAGTGTGCAAAGAAGGCGTTTGGAGCAGGGCCATTATCAGATCACGAGAGTCTTCTGCTTGAACCTGGATATATCGAAACCTACCGATTCTGTCTCAAGATAGATAAGGTGGACTAGCGTGGACTCGGAAGATAATAGCCATAGCCCAAACGTCCTGATTCAATACCTGAGATGAAGTCTTGAAAAGCCCTAGCTGCGGCATCCTGTCCTTCCTGATTCCAGTGAAGACCATCGTGACTGTAGTTAGGGCCACCATCTGTCCCATCACTCAGGAACTCAATATTAGTGGGTCTGCCTAGCGTAAACCGCATATCCATAGCAAAGCATCGTTCTGCCTCTGCATTGGCACTAATCCAATCAACCCACCCCAACCAGATAGCCCGTATATTGCCCGTAGTCCAAGAATCAAAGTAAGCACCAAAGCCACAACAGAACGAGTAGATTAATTGAGTATTGCCCGCTTCACACTGGTCACGGAAGGCTCTGAATGCAGCAATCATGTTATCCAAGTTCTCTTGAACCGTACCTGGCTGCTGACCCCAATATAAGGCATCTCCAGCCCACAACTCAGTCAACACATACTTCGCCGTAGGGTTTCCACTGAGAAGCCCTGAGAGGCTTGCAGTGGCAGTATCAAACCTCTGGCCTCCAACAGCATCATATGCAATTACCCGACCACCTAGCATCTGGTGGAATGGGGTAGGTGCATAGTTTGTGCTACCGTTTGAATCAGTAGGTGAGACTGCAATGATGTTATCAATCACCCTCGGTTGTGGTTTCCCATCAGCATTCACTGTAGAAGGAGTTGTATTCTCTACACCTCCTTTGCTAAAGGAAGTGTAGGGGCTTGTCTGACTGTGGGAAGAATACGGTCTCGAAGGCATTAGCTTGTCTGACTCAAATCTATCATCAACTGATTAACGGATGTGGTAAATCCATCCAAATCCAAGCCAGCAGTGCCAGCAAAATAGAAGCCTACGCTCATCGTGCCTACCGTAGCAGACGGAGAGCCAGCATTAAGAGAGTTAATGTGCATGGTGCGAGTGGGGTTATCCGGTTGAATCGCTGTATTAGCCACAACATCCGTACCGTTACCACTTCTTAAAGTGACATTGCTTGCATCAGCTTCAACTGAAAGGAGTGTGCCGGTCAATTCAGCAAGGGATACATTAGGATACTGTGCATTAGCAAAACTGTTGTAGCCCGAAACACCGTTGTTATCTGCCTCACTGAAAGCAATCAAGCAAAGTCCAGAGTTCTGATCCGATGCATTCACACCCAAAGCATAGTTCACACCAGAACCATTAACGAAAGATTCAAGATAGATGCCGAACTTAGGTTCACGGCCCGTAGCAGAAACCGCAGCAAGGGAGATGCCCGAATCAATGTAGTTGGTAGGTGTAAGACGATAACCTTCCTGGTTAGTGTATGTACCCCCATTATTAACCGGAGTGATTGAACCTTTAAGGTCAGTCAGTGCGCTATCAGAGTTAGTACGGGGAATGACTACGTTAAAGACATTCGCCCAACGTCCCGCCCGACTCTCATTAAACACCCAATCGTAAATGGTCTGAGATAGATAGGCTGAAGGATTTGTGAGCTTAGCAACTGCAGTCTCTGCATCAGCAATAGCCTGTTCATCTGCTACAGGATGTGGACTACCGTCAGCATTAGTCGTTGCCGGTGTGGTCTGTCGATTTGAACCAGCACTAAACGCAGTGTAAGGCGTAGTCTGGTCAAATGAAGAATAAGGTGGATAAGGCATGATGACCTCCTAGTTAATTGCCGTAACCGTCATGGTTAATCGACTATTTGAAGCTGAAGTGGAAGTGGGCTTGTTGTTAAAATGAACCGATAACTTTTCAGTATTACTCATAACCAACGTGGCACTCGCAGGTAATGAACTATTCACCGTTATGGCAAAACGCTTGTTCTGATCCTCAGAGTTATAGGACTGAGTACCCGTACCGTTCAAGCTAAAGCCAGTAGTAGAAGCACCGTTATCGCCAATCATGTTCAGACAGATAGTGACCATCACCTTCTGGTTGGCCTCAAAGATAAACCCGTCATTCGCATTATTCGTAATCGAACCCAAGCCCGATACCGTATTAACGTGTTCCGTAGTCACATGAATGAAATACTCATTCACACTAGGGCGGGCTAAGCCACCACCCATAAAGGATTCAACAGTAGGCTTAATGACTGTCGCATCTTGATACGCATTCTGCGTACCATTCCAGTACACAATCTTATTCAGACCACGAGCCGCATTATTCCAATCAGTTAAGTCACCCGTAGTCGTCGTGTTGGTTGCTCCAGGTGCAATACCCGCAAGTTTGGTCTTCTCAGGATCAGTGTAGAAAATCCGTCCAGCAGTCTCAGTAATCTGGTCTGCGTTATAGTCACCGTTAGCTGGGAAGACATCACCAGTACGGTTATTCCATGATGTAACGAACCCCTCACCCGCTATAGGGATGAAACCACCAATACGGGCATTCTGCTCCTGATCCCGCATTACCGTCCAATCTAGCGCATTCTCATGGGTCTGAGCAGGGAATGCACCAAAGTCCTGATAGTCCGTAGTCTGCTCAGCAGGAGTCTGACGGTAGATAATGATGGTCGATTGATTCGGAGGAACGCGACCCGCGACAAAGGACAGCGTACCCCCGTTAGGGAATTGAATCGCATCGTTTGGATTGCCACCCGCTAAGGTGTAATCGGTGTTCTCAACCAATACTACAGGGTCTTGTCCCTCAACCTGATAAGAGACTATAAGCCATGTATTCCTATCGGTACGGAATGACCACGGATAGGGAGTTAAGGTAGTCCCATCAGAGACATAAGTCTGATACGGATTCTGTATAGCAACTGTCATAGATTCACCTTTCGATGCCCTCCACGACCCCTATATTCTAGCATAGTCATTGAGGGTTATTCCTAAATTCAATCACCGGAGCAGGGAGCGGTTTGGGTAATTTCTGACCGGAACGAGCCGCATCCATAGCCAGCTTGTCCAATTCATTTCTGTACTTCTTGAGGAACTTAGCCTTAGCCACAGTCAGCCCCTCTCTCACAGCATCATTCAACAAATCACCCTGAGTTACCGCAGTCTGCAAACCAGCCTGATAAGTGGCTACAGAATTACGGGACGGGTCAGGTGGCCCAAAAGGAAGTCTCTGGAAACTATCTTTAGCGATATAGGCATTTACCATCTTCAGACGTTCCCGACCAACCAACTGATGAAATTCCCGCTTAGCCTCTGGACTGATATTCTTCAGCTTAACCGTCATACCGTTGTGCCTGATCTCGTCCGGCGCACGTTTCATCGGAACAAAGTTATCAACCATTGCTGTGGTTGCTTCCATCAGATTTCCCGTAGCTGTATAGAACGGACTGAATACCTCTGGGCCATAGAACGCATCATTACCCCAATAGTCCACAGCTAACGGCACATCACGATTCCAGAAGTCAGGCATATTCAACAAAGCCTGTGCTTGAACACCATCCCAGAATCCACCTACGTCTGTGTCATATCGGGCAACAGCACCATACCGACTAACATCTTCAGCCTTGCGGAAGGTACGACCCAAAGCAGAAGCTGGCTGGAAGGATGCAGCAAATCGCTGAGATGCCCTCCATGCAGCAGAACCGTCCTTACCAACAGTCTCAAAACTGTCCACCAAGTCAGACATACCCAACATGAAAGGCTTATCTTTCAACTGAGCAGCAAAGGCATACGCAGCAGCAGCAAATATCTGATCCCGCTCCTCCTGAGTGTCAGCCATATCAATCCACTCTTTGTAAGTGGCGACTGTGGCAAACATGGTAGATACAGGTTCAAGACCCTGATAACTCTGATACTCACCCGTAACAAGATTTTTAACTGAATACGGTTGCCATCCCTGTTGTCTGAGAGTATTCCGTAAATCGGTGTTACCAGGCCCACCCCCTGTAATAATGCCTTCCTCATACAGATGTGAAGCCCAAAGCATCAACGATGAACCTACAACAATACGAGCCTTAGCCATATCAGCCCTAGCACCACCAGCAGCCAAATCATCCCTCACTGATTTGAGCAAAGGAGCGGCAGGAGTTCTCTCAATAGCTGATACAGAGATATTCGCTATGGTGTTATAGAAGGGGATAATCAGTTTGCCTACTGGCCCAGATGCTTCCCTTGCCTTACCAAAATATCTCAGCACATCACTCTTAATCTCATTGGTGAACGTCTGAACCTCTGCAAAGTCTGAAGCACCTTTGAACAAATCGTAAAAGATACGCTCCTCTGCTCTCATCTTGGCTAGTGCTTGAATATCTAGCTCATCACCCTCCAAACCTTCTGAACGCAACTTCTGAAGTATGTTCTCCACGTTAGGCTTAGACATGAACTCGTGAACACGCTTAGCTAGTGCATCACCCTTCAACCCTTCACTGAGAGCCTGACGGGTAGCGAGTGCTTCAAACTCCATACGGAATGCCATAGCTTTGAAGAACTCATCTTCAGCAAGCAATGCGCGACCTGGAACAGAGTTAATAGCACCTAACCAATCGAATGCCATACCAAAAGGATTGTCCTCATTAAACCCTAATGCCTTAGAACTAATCGGATTCTCATACTCTTGGAGTTTCCTTGCACCAAACGCAGACTTGTCCGTTACCAGTGTCTTAGCACCCATACGGAATCCATCAATAAAGGAGTTAGGCAATGCGGTTAGTTGAGCCAGAGCCTCTTGCGGAAAGACCTCACCAGACCCCCTAATGTTCATATTGATTACAGGGATGGTCGCATCAGGAAGTCTCTTGGTTGTCTGAGAAATAACGCCACCAACGAATCTCTCAGGCACAGAGAGAGCCGCCATCAAGCTATTACCCGTAATGTTCTTGATGTGAGTGGACGGGCCAAAGAGCAAACCCATCAGACGAATAGCAATAATCGCATTCGCCCAATTCATCAAGCCCACCTTATCCACCATCTTCGCAGCATCAGCAGCATTCTCAGCAGAACCAACAGCCTTAGCCTTAGCCAAGATAGCGTGACGACCACCACCCGCATCAACCATACTTCTCAATGATTCATCGTTAAGCGGTTGAGCGTTGATCTTGTGAGCAGCCAATGCACGAGCAGTATCCCGCGAGTTACCCTGTAGACCGCTCTGCAAAGCGATATGAAGGTTCAAAGAACGCTGGTACTCAACCAATTCAGTATCCGGCACTTCGCCCTTAGCAGCACGTTCAGTAATGGTTGCGCCCCATTCTTGAAGTCGCTCAGCAGAAGTGATAACAATCTGACGGGCTTTTGTGACTTGCTCATCATTGAGAATATCACCCGTCTTACGGGTCAGGAGTTTCTTGATAGTCTCCTGTTCGTCAATCTTCTCAGCACCCTCTAATGTTTCATCAAAAGACTTAGGACGATAAGCAGCATTCTCCGTATGGTCAGAGACAAACTCCATCAGCTTCAATACTTCATCCGGCGAATCGAGATTGTCGGTGTTGATTCCGTGATCTGTCGGGCCACGACCTGGAGTTAAGGTATCAGCCTCTCTCGCAGCTTCACCCACAGAGAAAGGCACAAAGTCCTCTGAAGGAGTCTCCATGCCTCGTGTAGCCAAGTCCTCTGTAGGAGAGACACCAATCTTCTCAACAATCTTTTCCTTCAGACCAACTTGCGGAGTGCCTTCTGGAGATTGCTTACCAATCTCAATCTGTAGGGATTCTTCTCCGGTTTCGGGATTAACAACCTTTCCCTCGCCTTCGGGAATCTCCTTACCTTTAATCTTTGGAATCTTCGGGATTCTGGCCATTATGAACCCTCCGGTGCTTTGATGAACTTACCTGATTTATCATGCCACCTACCATACTCATCCTGATAGCGTCCTTCTTTGTCTGCTTCATACAAACCTTTGGCAATAACTGAACCAACAAGTGTTGAATACATCAGATTGGTGTAGTTCTTGAGCTTATCAAAGCGGTCTGTTTTATCTTTATAGGTTTCAACCTTAATCCCGTTTCTCTCTAAAGTTTTTATCGTATGTTCAGAGGCATCCTCAGGAACTAGAGCCAAGTTAAACTCATCTAGCTCAACAACACGATTTGGCTTGCCTTCAAAATAATCTGTAGCACCATTAGCTAATTCATCAAAGAAGTCATTAATTTCTCTAATCAACTCGTCTGGAACATATTCATAATAATCTTCAAATCTAGACTCACCAGCAGCAATTTCAGCCATTCTATTTTGATCCATAGAACTCTGAGAAAAAGGATTAGAATCTTTATACCGCGAGTATTGACCTAACTCATGTGATAGGTCAGAGAACTTCTGATTCATAGCGTCCTTGTATGCTTGAACATCATCAGATGATTTTATCTTTCCTCTTGCATCCTTTATCTCTTTTAAGGTTCTAAATTGAGGAGCGAGATGTGCGCGTAATGCACCAGCACCATAAACATTAGCACCACCATCCGCGCCTCTTATCTCCTTCCTCATTAGTTTCAAAGAGTTATCTAGGCTTGCATCAACCCATCTTTTCCTCCCAGATGGGGTAAATCCAGCAAACAACTTTTCATGGTAATTCATTCCAACTTGGCCCTCTACACCTTTTCGCCATTGTCGGAATTCATCAACATAATCATTAGCTTTGTTCTTAACAGCTTCTTTCCATTCAGCAGCACTATCAAACTTTGCAGGGTCAGGCATTTCGCCTTTATCCCACAAGAATCTTGCCTTACCTGTTGCGCCTCTCAAAGCCTCATCAAGCCCCATATCGTCTAAATCAAGATAACCAAAGTCAGGATAACCCTGACCTCTTGAATCTCTTATATGTTCACCGCCATAAGGTTCAAGCAAATAGTCCTCCAATTTTGATTTGGCTGTTCTAGTGTAGAACTTCTCCGCTCTTGGTTCTCTAGGTGTATAAGCATCAGCAGAGTAAACAGGATTAGATTTTTTAGTGGGCTTAACCATCCTCTCATCTGTAAACAATGAAATCTCGCCAAACCCTTCTAGCGGATTGTCTGCCTTAACTACTGCTATTGAAGGCATAGGTGCGCCACCACGCTTATCCATGTAGGCTAAGTTTTCCTCAGTAAGATTATGCTGAGTGATTAGTTCATCATCCAATCCCTTAGCACCACCACTAGCATCATCCCCATGCATCTCATCCATAGGTCTAGCATCGTCTAAGAACTGCTGTCTTTCAGCACCCTCTATAACCTCACCATTCCTAGATTTGATAGTTACCAAGTCCTCATCAAATACAACAATGTTTCTCGTGCCTTCACCAGCAGAGCGAGAGTTACCGTCAAAGTAGCGAATGCCCGGTATGCCTAGTTCGTTGAGTTTTGCGGAGGCAAGTTCTTGGGCGCGGTTGCTGTAAATACTCCCGCCATTCGTGCCGCCCTCCATGTTTACCAATCGGGTATACAGGAATCGTCCAGTGTCTCTCTCCAGATCAAGCGGGGTTCTGAGATAGTCATCAAATCCCTCGGACTCTCGAATGTACTCTAACGCCTCATTCTTCGTTATCGGTTCATAACCCTCTATCTTAGCCGCCTCGTCAGTCCAAACCCCATTGGGGTCATTTTTCTGCAATATCCCTATCAGTTCTTCGCGTGACATTGACTCATAATCAACACCCCCCATCATGTTTATTTCTTCTGCAACCAGCCGCACACTCTCAGGCTGCTCACTCAAAGGAGCATCCCAATCAAGCATCTTGGCTATGGCTTCGTCAGGGATGTCTACTTCGTAGATGTGTCCTGAATCAAGGGCTATAGCTTTATACTCACCCCCAATATCCGCTATTGCTGAACCGTCACGGAATCTATAAACGTCAGCAGGTTGACCGTCTACATCCACACCCTTGATATAATCATCCGCACCAAAGTTACGTCTAACTAAATTATCAGCAGCTATTTCATCGGCAGCATCTTCAAACCCAACATCTTCAGGCTCTATACCTATGCGCTTAAGGTCATCGCTGCCTAGATACTTCTGATTGCCAAACGCGCCCACTACTCGCGACGCTGTTGACTCGGTGTGGGCTGGCCTTAATGCTCTAACGCCTTCTATTGCTGAATCTTGGTCAAGGTCAGAAAGCCTCTCTCTGTAACCTCCTGCAATCCCCTTATTCTCAGCAAAATACAGCCCATGCCCATACGCTTGCGCACCCTCACCCGTGCCAATCTTGTCTATACGAAACCGACCCATAGGACGCTGCTCAATCACCTTGCCAACGGTAGGTGGCTGGTCTGACTGAACCCACTTTCTAGAACCGTCAGGCATCTCTACCAACCATTCAGCAGAAAATCTGTGTGGTGATCCGTGATAAGCAGCAGCACCCCTCTGTCTACCCATCTTCCCTAAAGGTTGTGGAGCAGGGGCTTCATTCGCCATATCCTTCATCTTACGGGCAAAGCGTAAAATACCAGCAGCACCCATAATCAATCCGTCAAATGTCAGACCGATAACAGAACCCTCACCCGCAGCATAAAGCCTACGCTCCATGCGGCTCTGAAAGTCAGAATCCTCCATGTCGTATTCAACGTAGTTGAAGATGTCCTGGCGCATGGCATCCAATTCTTCATCCGTCATCTGACTGATAATCGGCAATGCTTCCCGCAGATTTACACCAACAGTCTCCTGAGTCCATTCATTCAATGATTCGGCATTCTTCAAGACGGATTCAGTAATAAATTCTTCCTCTGGATTGAAAGCAGATGCATCACCTACAGCACCAGCAACCGCCTTACTCTCGACACCTAACGCCTTTAGCAATTTACCAGCAGGGCCAGCAGCACCAAGGAATTGAGCGATAGGTTGAGCGATAGCACCACCCGCACCCTCTGGGTCAGGCATATGCTGACTCACAGGATTCTGGTACTTCTCCCAATCACTAGACGGATAATCACCATACTTTCTTGAAAAGCCAGACCGTTCCGGCAATTCCTCTAATGTAGGGCGAACTTGAGCCACATCAAGAATGGTATTAGCAAGACCTTCAAGACCCTTTGTTGCACCCTTAGCCACACCCTTAGCAACATCACCTGCAATCCATGCAGCCTCACCCACAGCACCCATTTCCTCCTGTTTCTCAGGTGGAATCACATAGTCATAAAGACTTGCTCCCTTATTACCTTCGGTCTTACCAACAACCTGTTCATCTGCTTCTCGACCACCAATGTTTACGACAAGAGAACGCTCACCCGTCTGGGGATCAACAACGTAATTAGATGGACGGTCATACGGTTGTGTGGGGAATTTGTCAGGAACATACTGATTAATGCCCCTCGTATAACCTTCATACTTGGCACGTTCTTTAGGCGACAATGTTTCTGCCTGTTCGGGAGAAATCTCCTTGTAGACCTTTCTCTCAGAACCACCGTTACGAATGGACTCAAACCACTGTTCGTCAGTCATCTCATTCATTAACGTCACCTTCATCGGTAGGCACTAAAAGCCCGTTCCTTTTACGGAACTCATTGAGATTCTTTTTCAAGTCCACAACTTCTTGAGGAGTCATTCTGTCCATTGTGTTATCCAAGTTCTGCTGCATAAGAGCCGCAGCATCAGAAGGTTCAAGTCCTTGCGTCCCTGTAGCAATCTTCGATAAAGAAAGATTCAATGCCGCATCACCGGAGATAGAGCCTGCCTTAACTGCCTTCACCTGTTTTTTCCAACCATCTATTTTTTCATCGCGGAACTTGCGGAAGTCAAAGCCAAGAGGGTCATTAAATTTGTTATCGGTAAACTGATTCACAATATCTTGTGCAATCTGCCTAAGAACCGCATTCTTCTCGTTCTCAAAGAATGAAGCAATGTCATCAATAGGCGTACCCGTAAGCTGAAAAAGAACAGAACGCACAATTTCCTTCTCAGTAGGATTGAACAGAAGTTCTTTGTAGTTCTTGGCAATGTTCCCGTATTCTTTCTGAAATGTGTCTTTTGAAATAAGACCATTACGAGCCAAGTTAATCAGGTCAGTACGGGCTTTCGGTAAACTGATAGTGCCATCCGCAACACCAAACAGCAGGGTATTAACCTGTGCTAACCCCTCATCCGTATCAGACAAACTCGCACCCGTAGCGGTTCTCAATGCCTTCATGTTAGTGACAGCATCTTCATCTGTGATATTCGGATCATTCGCAATGCGATCTGGACTCCACTCATTCGGATTAGTCCAGATGTCCCTCACAACAGCATCAGACCGTTCCTGTGACTGTTTCTCATCCCATGCATCCCTGTCATTGCGATAGGACGCAATAGCCCCAGAGATAGCAGTACGCTCATCATGGTCTAAACGGCCATCTGTCCTCGCCTTCTCCTCACGAGCAACCAATTCCTCATCAGTCATATTTGCCAGATTCAAAGTGTATTCATCAGTAATGCGACCCAATCGAACCTCTGCACGTTCCTTAGCTACCTCATCATCAGTCAGAATCCCTGCCTCAATGCCTAATGTGGTGGACTCATCCAGCTTAATCCATTTCTCTGGGCCACCAGTGCGCTTGATTAAATCCCTTGTCTCAGCATGATCCAAACTCATGCGGTTAATCTGAGTCTTTATCTGTATCTGTTTAGCCTTAACAGAACCCAATCCCACCATGCTTGAAATGCTGGTGTTAAGACCTTCTCTCAAAGCCTTATCAGGGATATTCGGCAAATCACCTCTAAGACCACCCTCACCCTCTGCACCATCTACAAGTGCAGTCCATTCCTCCTGCATAACCTCTTCAGTAGGTTTGCCATCAATGCTAGGCAATTCCCAACGTGGGTCAGCCAAGAAATTGTTAATCTTGTAGTTGACCTCCGCTTCTTGTTTCTTAGCGCGTACCTTCGCCTCTTGCTGACGGATGTAGTCAAAGGTATTTAACGCAGCATTCGTAATAACCCTGCCCTTCTCCATTGAGGCAAGTTTAGGTGCAGCCGCAAGCTGCGGGCTTACAGTCTCACGCTTTCTTGGTGTGGCAAATTGAATCTTGATGTTAGCCATTTCAGCCCCAGGTGTTGTATGCCGTGTTAATCGAACTCTGTAGACCAGTGGTTAATGCACCAACCTGCTTCGCTCTAATGCTTGAAGTAGTAGACCTCTGATTTGCAGCAATCACTTCAGCACCCGCCTTAACCTTCTCTTCGGTGTAATATCTTTCTAAATCGAACTCGTAAGCCTGTTTCGCCATAACCTCTAATGGAGAACCTTCCATCTTCACACCGGATGCAGCGTACTCACCCTCAGTCTGACCCATCCACGCCCTCTGTTCTTCGGAAATCCGGCGAATCTCCTCATCACCTTCAAGACGGTTAATCTTCTGCTGTTTATCTCCAGCGGCTCTCGCATCGTCTTTAGCCTGTTCCCCAGAATAAATCTGATAGCCCGTACCTACTGCGGCTATACCTATGGCTGCTACTGCAAATGGCATGATTCTTTCTCCACACAGACAATCATAGCTATACGCTCATCGTCTGAATCGTTCTCAACCCAATGAGGAATGGAGTTATCAAACTCATACACCTCACCCTCTTCCGGTTCAATCACACCATCCTCAAAGCAAAACTTCGCTCCCTTACCATTCTTCACCGGAACGTAAAACTTTCTGTGATTATCCGAATGCCAAGACTTATCTACATGGGGCTTAATCTGTCCACCCTTCGGCAACTTGGTTACTAAAATTCCACCCAAATCACCCCCAGTAATCCGGTGCAAATTCATAATCACGTTAATCGTGCAAGGTAATGTCCAAGCCAACGGATACCACTCACACTCAATCGGGCCATCCTTGTGAACTTCCTCAACCGGACAATATCTCAACCACAAATCCGTACTCTCCTCATGGGGAGAACCATCAAACGTGCGTAATGGAATCTCGCCAAAGCGGTCAGCAATGGATTCCATCTCTGCCTTCATAGCAGAAACGTCAATCTCACAGACTTTCTGGAAACTGGACACTCGCCATAAACTCCTTCATAGCAACCCCGTCATAAATGAACGGGTCATTCACCTGGACGTTCATGTTCTTCAACATATTCGCCCTATCCATATCACAGGGAGTCCCTGTCAGATATTCCCAGATCACCCCCAAATGCTCATCAATGTCATCAAAGTGAATCCGTAAGCCCTTCACCGAATCAAGTCGTTCCTTCAACTGGTACAGATATTCGGACATATCAATACCAAACACCTCAATCCCATACTCAATAGACCGCTCCACATCACGCTCAATTATCAGCTTTGGGGCATGGGGAAAGTACGCCTCCAAATCAACCAGCATGGTCGCTGTAGACGCATCTCCTGAACCTCTGACCTTCTCAACATACTCGTACTCAGTCAGACAGCCATCCAAAGCCTCGTGATGACAGAAGAACCCGTCATAGGTTAAGAAGTTCGCAAGCCAAGCTGTACGACTCCTCGGAAGACCTAAAATGAAAAACTCCTTAGTCATTGCCCACCGTAATTTGACCGTAAACGCCCAATACCTCAGTAGGTACGGGCTTGTCCTGTTCAATCGTTAAACTCGCTGTATTGGAATGCCCCAACGTATTTGCTTGGAACTCCCCAGACTTCGGCTCTGTAATCATGCTCATCAAGTCAACAGAACCCCGTCCTACAACCCTGTCACCATTCAATAAAGGTGCATGGGAATTATACAACCTCAACCACACTTCAACCCATCTCTTAGATGTAATCGAACCATACCCATCACCTACCAACTCATTGGTCACAAACCTCGCCATGTAAGGTAAGCCAACCCAATACTCAGCCAATTGCTCATCAACAATGATTCGACCCGTATCTACAACATACTCCTTCTGCACGAATCCAAATCCACTCGGTTGCCCCGCCTTCTTACCCAACACCGTAACCGTCTTGCCTTCAAGATGTGCAAGCCCTGAGATTGTCGTTGTATTCGGGTCAGAATCATCATCCGTTGTACCCGTAATTGATCCGTCAAGATTCCACCTATCCACACCTGGACTCGGCATAGACTCAATCATCAATTTACTCGTACTCGGTGATGAAGGGTCTGGCCTGTCAATAAGTACCGTTAATTCATCCTCACTGGTATCTTCATTGAATGTCGGAACAATGTCCTTCACAACCCCATCAATCGGACACTGAAACCACGCAATAGTCTCTGTCTCCATCTGATAGGTCACGCCGACCAAAGTCCCGTCATCCATCACCATGTAAACGATAGTCTCCGGTACATACACCAGAGCCAAACGCTTAATGCCTCTTTTGGCTAAATGCTCACTAGCCCAAGTAATATCCTGTGATACAAACGAACCCGTATCAAAGTTCCTCTGCGCCCGTCTTAACTTGCGACCACCCTGCTCAATGTATAAGACTTCCTGACCCAACATAATGGGGTCAGCCTTCTTACTCTTACGAGCAGTCTGACGGGCCGCATTAACCTTAGCAGGGGCAATAAAGCGACCACCCGCATTAATCACCCAATCGCCAGCACTCGTGCCAATCAGAAGTCCTCTGTTCGATTCCAGCCAGCGAATACGGGAACTCTGACGGGTATCCAAATCAAACGAATAACCCTCATTGTCATCAAAGCCCAGAATGAAATAATCGTAACGATTAAGCCGTGAACCCCAAACAGTAGCAGCAGCAGCGCGAGAACCACCCACAACCAACCTCTGCTGATAGAAGGTAGCCACTGAAGGAAAACCCCTATCCCAAGGGGAATACTCGGAATCCAACACCCAAGCTACAGACGCTTGCCATGCCTCGTAATACGGTTCTGAACCAGATTGAGTCCAATACAACTGCCAATTCGCTCCAACACCAGGTTCAGTGTTCGCTGTAGCTTTGTGAGATTGAATACAGGTGTACCAACTACCACCATTGGTTACGACAAAAGGATAAGACCATGCAGGTTCACCCCTGCCCTGCCCTTGTGTAATAACGGTTTCAGTAATGTCAGTACCCGCAGCAGCAGTATTCACTACGTCAAATGTGACAATCACAGAAGCGGCCTCATCAGCCATAGTCACCCGCCATACCAAGCCTCCCTGACTCTGAACAGATACATCACCGTCCTTAATAAATTGTGAATCTTGAATGGCATCACGGATGATAGACTCCATGCCCGTTGCATCATTCAGATAACGGTACTGCTTAACCTCGTAAATCTTGGAAGTCTCACCGTCCGTACCCACAACCTCCGTTTCACCCCCCGTATCTACAGAAAGCAATACCTTGTTCTTCACGTTCTCCACAGATACAGAGAACAAATCACCCGTAGCCCAAGTGCCTGTAAACGACACATCAAACACAGATGACACAGTATTGGGACTATTCGCATCGTTAAAGTCACGCTCAGGCACTAGATTCTGAGGAACGGGGGATACCGATACGTTATTGATCGAGTTAATCACAAAGATGTACGGAGGATAATCAGGATGCACCATAGAAAAACGGTCATCCCTCTGAGTCAGGTTCACATCCTTCAACTCATCCGACAGATACGGCACAACCAACTCCAGCGTACCACCCCCCTGCGCCTGTAACAGATTGCCCTTCTGCCAGAAACGAACATACCCCGCTCCAAGCTCAACAATCACATCCGAATCATCACCCCCCAGATTGATGTCAAACAAGCGTGTATTCGCATCTGACGGGGTTTTGGGATCACCCACATACTTAGTACCCGCTCGCATAGAAATCGAACCCTGAGAACGTGGGACAAAGTTAGAGCATTCACGACCACCAAACTGGAATCCCTCCATATCGGTGCGTCCATATACACGAGGAGACAACTCACCCCCGTTCAATGCATGAATTGTGTACCGTCTTTTAGCCAATGCGACCTACCCAAAACTGTCCACCAAGAACCTCAAACGTCCTGGCAGAATTATCCGAATCCATAAACAAACTGACAGAAGCAGGATCAGTGAATATGCCAACAGCAGCTATAGTCCCAATACCACCGGAAGGTGGCTCTTCCTTAGCTAACACCTTAGTTTCTGAACCTGTATCAATCGTCAACTCAAATAAACGATTCTCAGTCAACTCAACAACCAAGCAAACGCCTATCAGATAAGTACCTGTCTCCAATACCCCTATATTCCCTAAGCCAGCATTAGGGACAACATTTGCAGTAGAAGGTATCTCTGAAGGCCAATTAATAATCTTAGACCCGTCAGCAATCAGAACCCCTGAAGGTGCTGTAAATCGCAAACCACCGTAATCAGGCTGGAGATATTGAAAGTGCGGATCAGGGTCAGTCTCGTGAATGAATAAAGACTTCTGAACAATGCCCCACTCCCTCTGAGTCAAACTCCGAATGAATGAGCGTAAGTCTGTCCAGGTAGCCATTACCAGCCCACTCTGTGACCAGCCACCCTTGTACCCGTAAGACGATTGTCCGTCTGGAATCTGTCGTGAGTACCCTCTTTAGCATCCGTGTTCTGAGCTACGTTATACGCCTCCTGATACTTCAACTCGCAAAACTGTCGAGTCTCAGCACTTCTTGAAAACGCATTACACAGTGAAGCTGCCAGATGCCATGATAAGGCTTCGGTCGCATCAATCGACCACTGACCCAAGTCTACATCTTTCGTATAGCGAATCAGAGCAGGATTGATGTTGCAGGAGACATAGATGCCATTCACCTCATAGCGGTCTACGTTCCTCAAACCAGTGTCATAAACAGTCGTTACAGTCGCATCACGAGATGGATGCTTTACAGCCTGTACCAAAACGCAATCATTCGGCACTTGGTAGGTGTAATCAAAAGAAGGATTCTTGTCACAGTTATCACACTCAACAGCCAACTCAACCCAACGGGTAGCAAAGTTCCAATTGGCCCTGCGAAGAATGTATTGCTTGGAAGTGACAAGTTCTAAACGTGCAAGACGCGCACGTTCATTGGAATCTGATAGGGAAGTAAGAAGAGCCTCACCGATACGTCCTAAAGCCCGATTGACTATTTCAATCTCAGTGGTCATTCCTAACTCCTTTTAAGGTTCACCCCCCTTACGGGGGGATTCCCTGTAGTGACATCGTGGAGTGTCACAAATTATGTAGCGGCGCGGTCAATAAGAACGACACCTTCATCTTCAATACGAGCTACACCAAAGGTAGTTTCGCAGTAGATGCGGTTAGAGAACTTCTTGCTCGCGTCAGGGCCAACTCGTGTGAACTTATCATCCGAAATGGCAAGACCCATTGAGCTATCAACCCAACACATCGTACCCTGACCCGTTACATTGTCTGCACTCGCACCAGGTACAAGTTCAGTACGAATGAAGTCAAAGCCAAGATAGGTGTTCAACTCACCATTAACCAGAGCCTTAACTACGTTGTAGTCAATTGAAGTTACTTCGGTGATCTTCAGCAAGTCTTCAAGAGCCTTTGCTGATACAGCGCAGTACCGATTACCCATAATCTCGGCAGCATCAAGTTTACGCTTAGCACCCCGTAGGTCATCCAGAGTCAGCGCACCAGTACCGTCACCAATCTTCTGACCAGCAACAAACGGAGCAGCAGCACCTACGCCACCACCAGTACCAGTGCCTACAGTAGTCTTGGAATCCGATACCATCGCATCAAAGATTTCCTCATCCAACTTACGACCATAAGCATACGCAGCAGTCTTCATGTAGTTAGAATCAGGATCAATCAGAATACGAGCAAGGTCAGCATTATCGACCAACTCACCCCATTCCCAAGTGGAAACAGTACAGTTGCGGCGAGAACTTGCTACGTTGTTAATTGGCGTATCAGCGTGACGACCGGAGTATGCAGTCATATCCGATGCAGCCATACGCTCGAATGAGTAAATCTGGCCTTTGCCAGTGCGGTTACGAACAGCAGAACGTGCGCGGGATACTTCCTGCTGACCTAAGTGATGTACACGGTTTTCAAAACTTTGAACCCATGCTTCATTAATTGATGTGGACATTTTCTGTCTCCTAAAAAAAGAACGATAAAAAGGTTTATTCGTCTTAGCTTCGGGAGTCTTACGAGCCTTAGCTTTAACGCAGTTTTATCGGCTTTCTTCAGAAGCGAGCCTAGAAGGGGCTACGTCCAAAAGGAGCGATACGCTTAGTATATGTCAGGTTTCTTTACACCACAAGTCCTTAATCATCCTCGGATTCAGCTTCAGCATCCTTGCCAAAGTCTCTGCATCCATCTTGCCCTTCATCTCCATCACCACCTTCCGTTTCTCGTCACCCAATCGGTTATTGGTTGGTGGTGGCTTTACAGGGTTTCGTCTACGTTTGGGGTAATACCATTCCAGGTTATCTACCGCACAATTCAAAGGATTCTGATCCAGATGCTTGGAATGCCCCGTACTCGGCATATCGTGATGTTCTAACACCACATCAGCCAATAGGCGGCTCTTGCCCTCTATGTCTATCCACAGCTTCCCTCTGAATGGATAGGGCCAGATACGCTCACCATTTAGGTGGACGATACCTTGTGGGGATACGTCTAGACCCATTAGGTTGATTCAGTGTTGTCCACAACCAGCCTCAGTTTAGGTGAACTCTGTATTTTATCAGTATTCGTGGACAGTCTTTCAAGATTCGCTTTGTACGTTTCAATAAACGCCTCATCCAGAGTTTCACCCTTCAATTCTTCAAATATACCCTTAATCCTTTTCATCATTTAACTCCATAAAAAAAGCCCCAAAGCCAGAGACTAAGGGGCAAAGGTATCACAACCAAGGATAGTTAAAATCGCAGACCTGCGGAAAGTGTCCACGAGTCGGGGTAATCATCCAATGAATCTAAGGTGTCCACTTCGGAGATATGGTATTGAGCGCGAGCGTACAGGGAACGCTTAGCCCACTCCACCCCTAAACCGTATTATACACCGTCATCACGACCACTGAAACACACCGAATACAACTCATAGTCGTAAACGATCTTCATAAATCCCCCTACGGATTGATAGCCGCTAAAATCTCGTCTTTACTCATCTGAAGGATGGACGGGTCATTTTGAGTCTTAGCAGCCCACTTGCGCCACAACTCAAAATGCTGATTCGCCATCTTCGCCTTCTCAGGATCACCCTCAGTAAGCTGATACATCTTCTTATCAAGAATCTGCATCTCAATTTCCAAATCCTCCGCAGACTCACTCGGAAGACTCGGCGCATCACTCACAACTGTACCGTCTTCACCAATATTTGCACCCGTCTGACTCAACATCTCTACGAACCTCTCGTTACTCTCCACCGGAACTACACTACCGTCAGCCATTGTCAGACCAACGATGTTACCCAAATACTCTGAACCCTTGTTGGCATTCGCCATAATCTTAGCATAATCAGCACCAAACCTCTCTTTCAAAGCCTCAGCAGCCTGAGTCGCTGATTCATTCATGTTGGCCCAATTAGACTCAAATGCATCCTTACGGGCTTTCAGAATCTTCTCAGCAGTACGCTTGCCAACACCCTGACCATGCAATGCCTTACGCTCAGCTTCAATCTGCTGATCCAGAAAAGCCTTACGCGCATCATCTTCAGCAAAGGATTCAAACTCATAACCATCAGGGGAATCCGGTGCTTTGTCTACAGCACTCTCATCACCTTTAGGCACAAAACCCATATCCCGAATCTTGCTCTCAAATGCCTGACGCTTATCCTCTGGCGCATCATCACCTGGAGGAATAATAGCCTTAGATAGCTGACTGCGGCTCTCCACAACACGATTTAGCGCATGTTCCAATGACGGACTCTGCTTCAAAGTCTCATTGGCTTTCAACTCGTCTGATAGCTCCAGACCTTCTAACCAATCACTCACGATGCCACTCCTTAATAATTCCATTTCTTAATAGGGTCTGACAAAAGTTCTTTTTCATTCACATAAACAGGTCGACTACTCATCATCATCATCTCAATCTGCCGGATGACAGTGTTTCTTATGTCATCTGGCATATCCTTGCCATTTTCCATTAGTAACTTACATAGAGTCACAATATTCTGCTGTGTTGTTTTGTCCAACTTTTCCACGATGCTACTCCTTAATCAATGTCCTACGTTCAATCTCTTGCTTTACGTCTACATAGCGTGACCACAGTTCATAATCCCTGCTACGTCTACCTTCTTCAAAAATCATGGTTTCATGTGAAACGTCACCCTTCGGCTTGACGGGCTTTCTCATTGCTCCACGTTCAACCTCCTGCCTAAAGTGTGTATTGACCTCCATGAAGTCATACAACTCATAGTCTGCCTTATTGGGCATTCGCACTCCTTATGTCTGCAACAGTCTGCTTAGCCGCATCCTCACCCGCTCCAGCACCTACATTCTTCACAATGTTACTCGCTTGCTCTGCCCGACCCATTGCTGTGGCCTGTGCAGCGGCATCCGCTTGTGCCTGACGCTTAGCCTCAACAGCGTCTTTCGGATGAATCATTGAAGCAGGGATGTTCTGACGGTCTTCCAACTCCTTCACAAAACCCTCAGTATTCACCCAATCCCAACCTTCCCACTGTGAAGGGTCTTGTGGACTCATAGCCATTGCCGCTCCCTGCATACGACCAAAGAAGGCATCCATAGACTCCAATCCTGCTGTAGCCTGACTGATAGCCAACGGACTCACATAGCGAATGTCCAACTCAACTTCCATCTCAACCAGTTCCTCTGGGAACTCAGGAAGTCGGTCATTACGCCACATGATCGAAAATACCCGCTTAACCAGCCAATCTAAGAACTCAGAGCGCAGTCTAGCCGTACCCTGCCCCAATAGACGAGAAGCACGTTCCATACGCTTAGCAATCTCATACGCAGTCTTCTGACCGCTATCACCCAATGGCTCGCGGATGATGTCCACATACATGGTTTCACGGATAGAGGCTTTCAATTCATCCGATTTTACCATCGTCAACCGGAAGTCAGTTCCGTTAATCATAGGCTGCAAGTCGTTAATATCCTCCATCTCAGTCAACTTACCTGCTGCAATGTTCATATCACCAAGAATGTTGTTGCGGGTAGTCTTCATAGGAGGGTCAATCGTCTTCTCCCATGCATTCATCTCAAGACGCTTAGCCTCATTCAACGTCTTAATGTCAGGCATTGCCTTCTGTCCAGGTCCGTAACCTCTAAAGGTACTATCGGTATTCCTACCCCATCTCACCACAGTTCTCGGAGGCTCGTAGTAACCGGACTCCTTCAACGTCCCTGTACCACCAGAATTACTCATGGTGTAGTTAATCCACATCGAACCCCAAGGGAGTTTGTCAGCAGGTACATCCTCGTAACCAAAGGCTTTCTCATCAATATCGCCCTTGTCTCTGGGCCATACGATGTGAATAACGCGATACTTCTGTGTGGGATTGTCAGCATCCTCTAACGGAATCGCTGACTTATTCGCTTTGGGATCGTGTGCAAACTTCTGCTGTATCTGTTTCGCAGTCATATCAAAGCCGCGAATCGTCATATCTACATCAGTGTTCTCGTTCTCTAAGGCTGATAGCTCCCTCAGATGAATGGTCTTGAAGGCTAGACCGTCATATTCCCCGTACTTCTTCTTCTCTAGGCACTGCATAGAACCCGTACCGAAAGCAGGATAATCCTTATAGAACTCCTGCACTTCAGCCAAGAAATTGGATTCATGGATTTCTGTGTGCATTAGGCGGGTAGACTCTTGAAGCCACTTCTTACCCGCATTGCTATTACTGGCATCCTTGCTCTTAAACCGTAGAGCAAACCAATCCATCCCACTGGGAGTCACTACAGAGCCTAGATAGTTGGACAGGTCATCCAGTGATGTCATCCCTATGGAATCAAACAGATACTGGGTCTTCTGCTCACCCTCTGCCTTCTCACCTACAAAGCCCGACCTCTCAGGACACATATAGCGGGCAATGTCCTCATCCTTGTTGTCCCAGTTACTCTGCCCTGCATCCAGCAGCTTGTAATAGGAAACTGCAATATCGTGATCCATCTTCATAGCTAACCCCTAAGAGTACCCACAACCTTTACTGGTCTGTGATTGTCATTAATCGGTACTCCACGGTGAGCCACCATCTGTGAGGCCATACGCACTGCATCCATCACATCGTCACGTTCCTTCACGATTTTACCATCCTTTCGGTGATAACTCCTAAATTCGTCAAAAAACTCGACACAAGTCGAAAAGACCTTAAACCTTCCCGTTGTCATCCGGTCGTACACTGCTTGGATGCCTGGTTCTACCAGAATGTTTCTCGGTGGCTTCTTGGTCTTATCGGGATTCGGTACGGGGTTTGTGAAGTCTATCGTCCTCGTTATCCCCGCATCTCTATACAAATCCCTAAGCGATAAACCCGTTCCCTTGTCCTGATCGAAATCGTGCGGTGTGACTAATGGTGAATGCCGCCACTTGGAATTGGCTGCTATAGCATGAATGCCAATGGGATTAACGTCCTGACCGTGTTCGGTCTGTAGGTTTCTCAGGTTCTTCCGATAGGTGTTGGTGATGTAGATGATGTCATTCTCAGGGTCATATGCAGCCCAAGCTATAGCTGTGGGATGGTCTGAGCCAAAGTCGATAGCCCGCAACACCTTGCACCAATGCGGTATCTGAATAGGGTCAATCTTGATTCTGTCCTCACTTATGGGATACACCAAGCCACCCGCAAAGTACGGCACACCCAACCTACGCATATCATGTTCATGGGGAGGAATATCAGCCAGAATATCCTTCTGCATCTCCGGTGTGAGATGGGGTGCTTGATCCCAAGACACAGGGCCAATCAACTCCTGTGAAGGCTTTTTGTCCTTCATAAAGCTGATAATGATCTGAGTCTCACCCAATTCCGGTGTGAGTGTGAACTTACGTTTACCACCCTTGCCCTTACAGCCATTGATGGTACGCACTGCCATCTGACCCAAAAGCATATCTGGAGGCTGCTCATCACCCCGAATCTTATCCACAACTGAACCAGCTACAGGCAATGACTCCTTACCCGTTGATAGCTGTGTATAGCTGAATAGCCTACAGGTGGAGAACCCACCCTTCTTGTGCTTTACCCTAACCTCTGTAGCGAGTCCTGATACCGTTCTGGAGCGTGTGAAGTCCTCTATCTCATCAGGATGCACCCAACCACCTTGAAACACACCATCAGGGCTTAACTCACCAAATAACTGCTTCTGGAGTACGTCTTTAAGCTGTTCTGAGGATACACCGAATAGCCATAGGGTTATGGGATGCTCGTATTTGAACCCTTCCCAATCTTCGGGATAGTCTCCCGTTAGGTCTAGCGCGTCTTCATACGCTGCACATTGAGACTTACCAACCTGGTTGCCAGCGAGTAGGAGTGTTGAGCTATGAGCTAGAGAACTACGGAAGTAGGCTTTCTGCCAATCGTACCAATCCCACGGATACTCCCTCTTACGCATTCTCTGGTGGTCTTTGTATTCCTCTAGCAGAGTATCAATGCGTTGTAGTGTCTGATCGTCCAGAGTCATCCCGTTTAATAACTGAGGCCAGTTCTGCTATGTCCTTCTCAATCTCTTCCCTTGAGCGGATATGCCTGTGTTCAGCTTTTACCTCTACCTCTCTGGGAGCGAGTCTTGCATAGAACTTATAGAACTCTGTCTGATTCTCTTTAGCCCAATCAGCCATTGCTGCTGTGCCACCTAGCCTTGTAAATACGCAGAGAATGTTCTCTTTGACGTTAGCAGTGACCTTGTTCTTAGTCCCTTTTACGCGCCCTTTTCCGGCATTACCCGTATTCTTCCCTTCTTTGCGCTCGGATGTTTTTGATTTCTGAGGCATTTCAGACCTCCGTTTTATGCACCTGATTGAGTGTATATGCGCATAATATCACGGTCGAACACTCTATCCCATGCCTTTCCCATTCTTGCTGCTACTGCGATAAGTCCTGATTTTAGGAAGTTACGTCTGTTCATTCCTCACACCCCACTTAATCTTATCGAAATTGTCCTTGTAGGCTTCAGCATCGTCACCCTTACGTCTACCACTACCCTTACCGTTATCTGCTCTGAGATACTTAGTTTTAGGCTTGTGACGGTCTACCGATGCCATCTCTGACTTCTGGCCCTTCATAGCTTAATGCCTATCTTTCTGGCAGCACTGTTAGCCCTTTTATTCCAATCCTCCCATGAAGAATCACCATCTTCTATCAGTTCACAATACTCATAGACATTGTTTGAGCCTTCTCTGGACATAGTTCTGTTTCGTAGATAACAAAGTCTATCTACTCTAAACTCTTGGGTATCAATAATATCAATGCCGTTCTGCTTCCAAGTGAATGACTGTGATGCTGTCTCCCCACTAACGAAAGGTTCATCAGGCATAGCAATAGCAGGACTTGCAGCTAATACTGCTGCTCCTGCCAAGAGTTTATTAAAATCCCGTCTATTCATCTGACTTCTGGCCCTTAGACATTATCGCCCTCATCCCTCGCCAACCACGGCATCCGATCTATGAATAAATGCGGTTTGGTCATCACAAACCAATAGATTCTCAGGCAATTAAAGATATTGCTATCGTCTATTCCTGGTTGCTTCAGCATTCGCCACCACAGCACGACCGTCAGAATCCCTACAACTGTAAAGAATCCCGACAGTATCCCAATTAGGTAGCTCAGAATTTGCACGGTTTATCCGCTTTGGCTGCACCATTCCCAAACTCGATGTAAGTCTCACCATCAATGCAATGCTCTACAGGCATTGAGGCTATTGAGTTAATGGCAATAATCGCTGTGTTTACAGCAATGATGGTCAGCAGGACAAGTATCACAATATCCCATGCGTTTGTCTTGATGTACTGTCTAACTACGTCCTTCATAGCTCCCCCTATGGGTTTCACCTAGCTCGGTGTACGCCTGTTCAGCGTCACTCATCGTCTTTATTGACTTTCTTCTTGCCAGGTTTCTTCTTCACAATGAAGTCACCATCGTTAATATCCACAATCACAGGTGAGCGATTCTGCACATAAAATTGATTGTCATCGTAAACCTTCCCGTCTGGCAGGAATACGCCTTGCTGAATCATATTCTCGCTCAATTCCACAGATGCAATAGGTGCTGATACCGTCACTCTTGAAACGCCTGTGTTTAAGCGGTTTTGGTTGCGTGATGTAGGTTTTAGCGAACCATCCACAATGTCGCAATGCACCTTCCCAAAGAAATTCTGTTCACCCTCAAATCTCATTTCGACCTTCCATTTAACTTACCTAAACCAAAAACGGCTGAAACTATGCCAGCCACCATCGCTACATACCATTCCGGCATCTTGTCAATGTTCTCTACCCAAGCATTGGCCCGCTCTGGACTGAACCACATCACAACTAAGGGAGAGAAGAAGATCACTACGATGAATTCATCCGTCCAAGACCGCTCCATATTGGCTATACGGGCTTGAATAGCCTCCTGTGTAGCCTTACCCCTCTGACCGAATAAACCAATCACCTGAGCCGCTAAGCCGATAGCACCTTGAACAATCATGCGAACATCACCACCAACTCAATGTACAGATGGCTCACCAAATACAGCATGGTACACAGCGATACCAACACCGTTCCCCGTTGTCTCCAGTTCATCTGCTTCAAAATCCCGACTCCAAATCTAACCGATGCGATTGATTTCTGTAATCCTGCCTTAATTTTAGCACAGAAATATCGGACTCTAGCCGCGACTCCAACTGGTCTATCATACCCTCGTTCCTCTCTTTCTGATTGAGTTTGTTGGAGATAATAACTTTCATAAAAGTCGGACTTTCCTTGTTCTCCTCCAACCGCAATTCTCGCAGTAAACTCAACACCTCCAAATCGGAATCCAAAACTTTGATATTCGTCCGGTGTACTTCTTGCGTCATGCGGGAATCCAATGACAACACCTCTACTTGGAGATGATTCAACTCCTCCTGTGTGTCCCGCATCATCCTCAGACGGTTCTTGTCCTGTACGTTTTGAAGAAGCGCCAGAAGCAAAATAATCGCTGTAGTCAGCGGTCGCTCCTTTAAGTCCGTCAGAACCGCGAATACCCATTTATCCACATCAGTCTTTGGCTCTTACACTACGAATAGTCAGTGTGTGACTGTCATCCATAGGTAATAGCTCGTGAAACCTCGTCATAGCTGTCTTGCTGCTAGTTACCATTGGATTACCCGCATCATCTACGGTCTTACCCAATCCCAATGCAACACACCCCACGACATCTTTGGCCCAGTTGCCACTATGAATAAGACAAGCATAGCGTCCAGATAGGTTAGGACGGTCATCCTCATCAAACCATACATTCAATTCCTCGCTCACCATACAGTACACAGTGTCACCATTAGTCCGTTCAAACGGCTCTAATCGGTAGTCTCCATCAGGAATACAGGATTCAAAAGGCTTGCCACCTGGAGCAGAGTGCTTGATCCACGGTTTCTCAATGGTATGGAACTCAGTATCCCCAACAATCAAAGCACCTAGAGTCTCTGTGTTGGTGTAGCAGTATCGGACAAGTGTGATATTCATCTGGGCAAGCTCACTCCAGCGTCCTCACAAGCCTGTTCTAGCGTCATGGATAAGTATTTGTGGTCGTGACCAAACTCCTTACGATGCATACCGTACCATTCAGACAGTCTCAGGGTGTCCGTGCTATCAGCCTTGTCCTTGCACTCCCTGCGCTTGTAGTAAGTTATTTGTTTCAGCACCTCAATCTTGTACATCTCATCCACCTTGTTAATGGATGGAGCATACTCTTCTTCAAAAAAACTCTTTGTCCAATGCTTAGACGCTATCGTCCATTGATCGGGCCAGAACGGGGATATGGTGGTCATGGATACAACGACAGCAGCGACCGCACCCAAGAAATAGGATACGGTCTTGGCAACTTTACGGATTATGATAGAACCGTCATCAGACATAACAGCACAGCTACAGCTATAGCGTATCCCCCAAAGGCTATTAGAACCAGTTTAGTGGTCGTGGTTCGCATTCAACCATTGTACCACATTGCGGCATATACCTAATCTGTAAAATCTTCCGACACTTCCCAATCCTCCAATTTAATAATCCCGCGATGACCGCAATTTCTAAGGTCTTCAATCCGCTTCAACTCATTCCGGTAGTGCTTGGCTATCTGCTTCTCTACCGTCTTGGGTATCTTCTTCACCGTATTAGCCTTACGCTTCAACGCCCAATATCTGTCCTCGCCTAATACATCTTGGGCCAGTGCAGCGTGTTCTAAAGTGTTTCTACCCATCTTCTCGTGACAGCTACGGCACAAACAAATCGCGTTATCTACAGTGAACCTGGTTCTCCTGTTTGCCCTGCTGATTATGTGGGAGCAATCCATCATTGCCGGATTGTGCTTACCGTATGAATGGCATACCTGACACTCCCAATCGAATGACTCTCTGACTGCTTTGGAGAAGGCTATATCTGCTGTGGTGCGTTTAATTCCCACTATAAATGCCCCCTGTTCCCTCTGGCATTCAATGAGCGCCACACTTCTGTCCAGATTTCAGCTGCCTTCATCTTTGTTTGAATAGTCGCAAAGTCTGTAACAGCATCAGCATGGTCTTTCACCGCATTGATATAATCCTCATGCGCTTCAGCCCAACTCTCTTTGTACGATACTGAACCGTCTGGGGCTTCTAAGATTAGCTGTGCGCGTACAATCTTCCTCTCGTGATCCGTTGCAGCCACCCTCCCTTTCAGCATCCCGTATTCGTCAGCCTTGTCCCTCAATTGGTGAATGGCTTTCTCGCACATCTGGTCTGTTATGAACATACCCACACCCTCGCTTTATGACCCGTTTCCTCGCACTTCCTCTCGCCCACACTGCGGATAAGATTCTGTCCAGCAGCATCATAGAGCCGCTTCTGATAGGTAGTGACCTTGTGAAACGATATGCCCTGATTTATTAACAATTGACAGATTTCTCCTACCGTCTTCCTAGGATTATATTTAACAAATTGAACGATATAACCCATATCAGCACCCCTCTTGCCCTTGTTTGTACGTTCTGCGGCAATCTGTGAAGTCTGAGGGTCATTTCTACGGGCTATTGGTGTGAAGTTAATTTCCTGCTGCATTGTCCATCTCCATTATTGCCCGACCAATTATTTCCGGTATCTGTGGGACTACTGCATTCCCTAGTGCTTTCAGCCGATGTCTGTCCAGTTTTCTGGAAACCCCATCATTGCCTCCACAAATAATGGGTTCAGTTTCCCTGACACGTTGCTCACAGATTGACCCAGTGAAACCTGCTTCCCAATCCGAATGCGCCTCTGCACCGATTGATTGCTCAGATTGCCCCTGTCCCTGTTGTCGGATGCTTGAGGAGTAGGCAGCATCCTCATTGTGTCCAACAGATTGAGGCTGTGACTCGTTTTCCCGTCCTTTGACTTCCTGCGCCCCGTTTCCGTTAGCTCCGCGTCTGGATGCGCTGTTTCCTGCGTTGTCGGAGTGGGCAATAATCCAGACCCTGTCTCTGCGATGGACGGCATTGACGGCACAAGCCGGAATAACAAACGCTTCTGAGGTGTAGCCAAGTCCTTCCAAGTCAGATAACACTTGGTCGAGTCCCAGAGTGATATGCCCAGCAACATTCTCGAAAAGGCAGAAGTCGGGATGAATTTCTGATATAAGTCGAGCAACCTCCGGCCAGAGATGGCGGTCATCGTTCTCGCCTCCTCGCTTCCCGGCGCTACTGAATGGTTGGCATGGGTATCCCCCGCAAATAAGGTCAACTGAGATTCCGTCTGCTTTAAGTCGTTCACCTGTTAACTCCCTCACATCTTCGTAGCACGGCACATCAGGCCAATGCTTTGCCAATACCTTTCGGGGAAATTCCTCAATCTCGCAGAAAGCAACGGTTTCAAATCCGGCGCGTTCAAGCCCCAAACTGAAGCCACCTATTCCAGAAAACAAATCTAGAACCTTCATGCGTACCACCTGGTTCTGTATTTGATTATATCCCTTGCCGTGCTTTCCCCGCAGTCAAAATGCTTTGCGAGTTTTGCATACGACCATCCTTTTTCCTCTCGCATTTCCCTCATCACCCTTACATCCTCATCACTCAGCTTAGCCTTTTGGTGGGCCTCACCTACCCTGTGGCCTGTGTGGTTACGCCTCACGATACGCCTCCCATCGTTGCTGAACTTCTTGTGCTTTCTCAGGATCAGAAACGTATGGTGGTCTTCTGTAACCCTTTGGAAGTATGCCCTGCCATTCGGTACAGGTTTTGCAAAGGTAGTCTGACAGGTGGTTGGGCTTGAAGTGTCCACCACAGCATCCGCATAGTGGAAGACTCATGCTTCAATCCTCTTAGGTTCAAATCCAAGACTTAGTGCTTCCCTACGTTCTTCGGAACTTGCAGAGTCGTAGGCTTCTTTGAATCGCTTTTCCACCCACTGCAATTGGGCATAGGGACAATGGGAGATGGTTGTCCAGCCTCCTATAGCTGACACGGCTCTGTCTGTTTTCGCATCCAGCTTTGGACGTTCACCCGTTCCCTTCTCTGCAAAGGCAATTAAACTGGCCCACACACTTCCGGCATTCTGGCTGTCTGTGCCTTCAATCAGTTCAATCAGGTCAGCAGGTTTGGGAAAGAACTTACCCCTTTGGATGTGTTGAACAATGGCTTTTGAAAAAGCCTCTTCGGTGTACTTGTTCAAAACCTCCCAATAACCTTTCACTGTGATGTGTGGTAGTTCTTTATCGGGATAATAAATAGCCCAAGTGCTTGCCATTGTTTCAGCGAATTTTGCTTTATTTTCCATTAACGAAATCCTGTAAATTGTCTATCGTTTTTCGCATTCCATCAGTCATGTTCACTACGTTTGTTCCTGAAAAAGACAATCGTCTAACCTGATTTAATCTGACTCCTGGTGCTGATCCGTTGTCGGTTCTTCGCATCCAGTTTCGCCATGTTGCTTCCCAATCTTTTTTCTTCTTTCCGTTTGAAAGCCAATGGTCGCAAAACTCTTCATGGTAATAATCAATATCGAGTGTTGGCACTTTGCTTGCAGCCCACTCTCTCATTTTCTGATTAATCTCAAATCCGTCTGGTAGTTGATTGCTCATTTCTTAATCCTTTTGGTGTCTTCACGTTTTTCGTTTAGCAGGTTTGTGGATTGCCATATCCATTTCCTTCAGACAAAGAGAAACACAGTCGGGTCATTAGACTGAGTGACCACCTAGTGTCGTTTAGCACCGATCTTGCTATCCATCGCGTCTAGGCAACGCTTTTGGGGGATGTGTAGAGTCTCTGGCTCTGTCTCGCTTTCTCGCGCCCCGTCCCCGACTGGCTCTTTTAGGAGGGCCTCGCACCTTCTGGAAAAGGTTGACAGCGGCATGATGAGATAGGAAAATTCACTCATTCGGGCAGCCGTCAAACTGTAACCCGATACGCCCATTACCTTTCTGGTGTGGGCGTTTCTTTTTATACCCTATGTAAAATTGCTCTGCAACATTGAAGTCAGCTTTAAGGTTAAACCTTATAGTTACCTCCAGACTTCACTTCGGTCAACTGAGAACAGACTGATTCCTTGTGAGCCTTGTCTAGTTCCTTTGAGAGCCAGCTTGCTTCCTTCCTTGTCAGGATCAATTGACGAGGCTCTGTGCTTTTCTTGTAACTCACCGTGATTAAACCTGTGTCCTTAACCTGGACTTTCAGAAGTTCCTCACCAAAGTCTTTCAGTACGCTCATTCTTCCCTCTCCTTTAAGAATTGATTGCCTTTCTTTGTAATCACTTTCGCTTGAAACCCCTGCTTTTTCAAGACTCTCAGCCTCACCGACTAGGTGTGGAGAGGAAGGGATAGACTGGGAAGAGCTAGGCAAGGAAGGGCTAGGCAAAGATGAGGAAGGAAATGACTTCTCTACTTGCTCCTCTCCAGTAACAAGTAAAACCTCATACTTCTCACTCATTCCCTTCCCTCCAATCTGGCAATCTTTTCATTCAGCAGTTTAATCAGACCATCTTTGATTTCAGCACCTTCACGCATCAGGCTAATCAAATGACCTTGCTTTTCGATGTGTGATAAAAGCCTTTCGTTCTGCTCTTTCAGCCTGTTCACATCATCGTGTTTGTTCATCTGTGTTGCATCCATGTATAATCTCCTTGTCCCGCCCCTCCCACACCATCCTTTCCTGGCGGGATAAAGCCCCTTCGGGGGCTTTTTCTATGCGTATAAATCGGGCCTTAAATCTCTCTTAGCTATGCGGGTAATCCGCGCCACTTGAATAACTCTCTCTGCTGGCACTTGCTTGTTAAGCATCTGATTAACAGCGGAGGGTGTTACTCCCATTCTTCTTGCGAGTTCTGCCTGACTGTACTTCTCGCACCATTTCTTCAATTTCTTCATGCCGTTCCTTTAAGCAAAACTCCTGTAATTCGGGTACGAAAAACCGCATCCGATCCTCGTACTTATCGTATCTGTCTTTCCAGTTACGCTTGTCTTTCTTTGTTGCCTTCAGTACACCATCAACACAAGTACACTCAGGACAGTTTCCTCTACTAAATCCTTTCGGGCAT